GTTGTAGACGCTAAAAAAACACGGGTAAACAAATAGTAACTCTCCACCAATTAATCTATCATTATCGAGTAAATCCTTAGTCCCATTTAATGGTGCCGTGTCTATGATAGAAACATATGTGTGGTGCAAATCCACACCCGTATTAATTATAATATTTTTATCGCACCTCTTAACAATGTGTCCCAAGATAGCCTATAAAATATCCTACTTTAAATTTACATATCAAAACAGGGCGGATAAGTTTAAAGAGATTAGTGCCAGCATTGGTCTTGATTATCGGTAGTAGGTAGCAAAGTACACGCAGCTAAGCCGATGAGTTCGTCAATATTTAAGAGCCTCATTAGAGGCTCTTTTATTATGTGCGGAGGAAACAATATGGAAAACATTAATTTTGCAAATCTACCGCAAACACCAGCTCCTAAACCACCACTTGGAATTATGCCAGCAAAGCTATTCTATAGCGAGAGGATAGAAGAATTAAAGCAAGCAATATACAGGAGATTAGAATCTAATATGGTAGTGCCTATTGAATGGGCAGAAGAGTATAACGAGTTAGTTAGTAAATACGGTTGATAGCAATGAGGTGGAATTATGGCAAGAGGGAAAAAGACGGAGCCAGAGTTAATATACAAGGTCATGTTGAGCTATGTTACAACTGGAAATTATAGTGAGACTGCAAGGCAACTAGATATGGCAGAGTCTACCGTGCGTAAGATAATAGACGACAACAAAGATAAAGAAGAATTTGCTAAACTCTGCGAGAAAAAGACAGATGAATTTGTTAAAAAGGCAGACAGCATAATATATAAAGCTTTAAACAGGCTTGAAAAAGAACTAGACTCTGACGAGAAGATACCTGTCAATAATTTGTCAACTGTCATAGGGACACTGTACGATAAGCGAGCGTTAGCAAAGGGAGACCCTACAAGCAATGAGGTAATGACTATCAAGGTAGATGTTATAGATGAGTGAGATTAATATGTATAAAGATATAAATGGCTTTGAAGGCTTATATATGATTAGCAATACAGGCGATGTGTACTCTGTTAAAAGAGATATAACACTAAAACCCAAAAAAGACAAGGATGGATATTTTGAAGTATGTCTGTATAACGGTAAAAACAATTACAGACGAGTGCACAGATTAGTTGCAGAAGCATTTATCCCGCAAACAGACGGCTGTAATATTGTTAATCATTTAGATTGCAACAAGCAAAACAATAATGCCCAAAATTTAGAATGGACAACAGTTAGCGGCAATACAAAACATTGCTATAAAAACAATAAAATATTTCGTGAGCAAGTATTGAATAACGCAATAAAAGGTGCAAACAAAAATAAAAAGAAAGTATCAATAAACGGAATGACATTTAGCTGCAAGGCTGATGCTGCTAAATATTTTAATGTTAACGAAAAAACTATATACAATTGGTTACATAAGGTGGTGGTTTAAATGCCCTCTGTAAATATACAAATATCTAAAAAAGTGTTTAACAGTTCATTTGTCGCACACTTAGAAAATGATAATAGATATCTTGTTTTTTATGGTGGGGCTTAGCTGGTTCTGGAAAGAGTTATTTTATAGCCGAAAGATATATATATAAACTGCTAAAGAGTAGCAAATGCAATTTGCTTGTAGTAAGAAAGACGGGCAAGAGCAACAGAGATAGTACGTTTGCATTGTTAAAGCAAATAATCATCAAGTGGAAGTTATATAAGCATTTTAAGATAAACGAAAGTGATTTAAGAATAAAGTGCTTACTTAATAACAATGAGATTATATTTGCAGGACTTGATGATGTTGAAAAGCTAAAGTCAATAACATTTACCAAAGGCGAATTAACTGATATATGGATTGAGGAAGCTTCAGAAGTGTTAGAAGCAGACTTTAATCAACTTGATGTTCGTTTGAGAGGTAAAGGAACTAAGAAACAAATAGTTATTAGTTTTAACCCTATTGACATAAACCATTGGCTAAAAAAGCGTTTTTTTGATAGGACGGACGAAAATACAACCATATTTCACAGCACATATAAAGATAATGATTTCCTTGATGAAGATTACAAGACATTGCTTGAAAGCTATAAAAACACAGACGAGTATTATTACAATGTGTATTGCTTGGGTATGTGGGGTGTGCTTGGAAAGACTGTCTTTGATGCAAGAAAAATAAACAAAAGATTACAAACAATACCTAACCCGTTAAAGGTTGGGTATTTTTTATATGATTATGACGGCATGAAGATAACTAACATTCGATGGGTAAATGACAAAAACGGTTATATTCAAATATATCAAGTGCCGAATGTTCCTAGAGTTACAAAGTATTGCATAGGCAGTGACACGGCGGGTGAGGGTTCAGACTATTTTACAGCTCATGTATTAGATGCTGTAACTGGCGAACAAGTGGCAGTTTTAAAGCAACAGTTTGATGCTGACCTGTACACAAAGCAAATGTACTGCTTAGGCAAGTATTACAAAGATGCCCTTATAGGCATAGAAGCAAACTTCGACAGCTTCCCAATAGCAGAGCTTCAAAGGCTAGGCTATAACAACCAATATGTTAGAGAAAAGATAGACGAATACACAGGCAAGACAGAAAAGCGGTTTGGATTTAGAACTACATCGCTTACAAGACCAACTATTATATCAAAGCTGATAGAGATAGTAAGAGAAAGCACTGAGTGTATAAATGACAAAGATACGCTTGAGGAACTTCTTACGATAATTAGGAACGAAAAGGGCAGGATAGAAGCACCCGCAGGTGGGCACGATGACCAAATGATGGGGCTTGCAATAGCACATCATATCAGAGAACAAGTTGTATTTGATAATGAGCCTATATATTCGAGCTATCAATATCAATTCAACTTTGAAAAAGAAGAAAACCAATATGGAGAAATCGGAAGCAGAATTGAAATAATTTAGGAGGCAGAAAATGAAAGAGTCTATGAAAGCAAAGCAATTGAGGCTATGGAAGATAAGACAAATTGAAAAAGGGCACGATGTGTCGAATGTCAGCACGCTTAAAGAGGCAGAACATTTTTTTGACAAGCAAGAAGTTACCGTTAAAGAAAATGGGCCAGTTAAAAAGCCAGTTAAAAAGCACAGCAAACCTGATAAAAAGGTGAAGTAAATGGAAACAATCATTTTAATATTGGCTGTATGCCTTTCAAATGTTTTTTGTTTGTTTGTGGGTGCTAGGATAGGTCAAAAAGTGAACAACAATGAACCCGTTAAACTTCCAAACCCAGCAAAAGCAATAGAAGAATATAAAGAAAACAAGGAATACAGGGAAGAGCAGGACAAACTCAATAGCATGCTTGAGAATATAAACAACTATAACGGCACAGGAATGGGACAAAGAGACCTTAAATAAAGGCAGGTGAAAACATGGACTTACAAGATATAAAAACTACTGACATATGGACGCTATATGACAAGAGCATAAGTTATTGCCGAATGATAGGAATGTTTAGTGACACAGACTTAAACTACCGTATGTATAATGGCGACCAATGGTATGGACTAAAAGTCGCAGGGATTGAAAAAGTTCAATATAACTTTATTAAACCTATTGTTAAGTATAAAACTGGTATTGTGTTGTCTAATTTATACGCTATAAATTATTCCTCTGAAAACTTTGAAAATAGAGAGTTTAGGAAGAACGCAGAAAAGATATGTAAACTTCTGAATAAAAAGGCAAGCAAGATTTGGGAAAAAGATTACATGGACTTAAAGCTACGTCTTGTAGTCAAAGATGCTGCAATAAATGACGAAGGAATAATTTACGTTAATTACGAGAACGAGCAACCTGTTAACGAAGTAATCAATAAGAATGACATTTATTATGGCAACGAGAACAACTCAGATATACAATCGCAGCCATACATACTGATTAAACAAAGAAAGCCCGTGTCAGAAGTAAGGACTTACGCTTTGAACAACGGAGTCAATGAAAAGGATATATACCATATACTAGGTGACCTTGAAACTTTAGAAGAAGCTGGTGAGTCAGCAAAATATGAAAAAGATGAAATGATTACTCTTATAACAAAGCTTTATAAAGAAAATGGCACAGTGCATTTTTCGCAGTCTACAAAATATGTCAATATCAAGAAAGATAAAGACACAGGACTCACTTATTATCCTGTTGCCCACATGGTGTGGGAAGACAAGAAAGGTTCTTCTCGTGGAGAAGGAGAAGTAAGGTATTTAATACCTAATCAGCTTGAAACTAATAAAACTGCAATGAGAAGAGCTTTGACTGTAAAAAATACCGCATATCCTCAGAAGGTAATAAATGTAGATAAAATATCAAACCCAAGTGCGGTAAATGAGGTTGGTGGCGTTATAAAGGCAAAGGGTGGAATTTCAGTTGATGATGTGTCAAAGATATTTGCCAACGTACCGCCAGCCCAAATGTCGCCTGATGTTGAACGATTGCAAAATGAACTCATACAAAGCACAAGAGAGCTTGCAGGTGCAGGAGATATTGCAACAGGACAGGTTAACCCTGCAAGTGCAAGTGGTAGGGCTATTCTCGCCGTTCAACAGGCGTCGCAGCAACCATTGACCGAACACTTACAATATGCAAAAGCTTTTATAGAAGACCTTGCTAGAATATGGCTTGACATAATTACCGTTTATGGTGGGAGTGTAAAGCTTGAAGAAGAAGTGGAAGACCCGCAAACAGGCGAAAAGTACACACAAATTTTAACAGTCCCTCAGGTGTCCCTTAAAGAGCTTCAAGCAAGCGTTAAGGTAGATATAACACCTAGAGGGGCTTTTGACAAGTACGCACAGGAAATGAGCATGGAAAACCTTTTGACAAACGGCTTGTTTTCGGTTCAGCGTATGCCCGAATTAAAGCTATATGTTAAGACACTTGACGATGACTCTGTAATGCCTAAACAAACTCTTATGGATGCAATTGAAGAATGGGAAAAAGAACAAGAAAAGATAGCAATGATGAACGCACAAGCCCAAATTATGCAACAGAACGCAAATCAATTCTTGATGGGTGATGCTGAACAGCAAGCAGGACAAATAGCCGATGTTAATCAGCAGGAAGTGCCCGTTAATTAAAACCGACCAAGCATTAAAGTCATTAAACTTAATGGATAGAGCAGAAGCAAACTGCCTTGTTAAATAGGAGGTAAAAATTATGTTTGAAGAAAATGAAAACCTTGTATTGGAAGATGAAATCATCGAAGAAGATACTGAAAACGTAGAGGAACAGACTACAGAAGAAACTGTTGATGGGGAAACGGAAGAAGTACCTGAAAAGCGTTATACAGAAGAAGAGCTCAACCAAAAACTTGATGAATTGCTTGCTAAAAAGATAGCACGCAAAGAAGCAAAGATAAGAAAAGAGTTAGAAAAAGAGTACCAACCTTATAAAGAGTTGGGAACTGTTGTCAACGCTGGGTTAGGAGTTAATGACGTAAATGAGGCAGCCAGTAACCTTAGAGAGTTTTACACTGAAAAGGGAATTGAAATTCCAAAGCCACAACCCAATTACAGCGAAAATGATTTAAAGGTTCTTGCTAATAGTGAAGCTAACGATATCATAGAGTCGGGATTTGATGAAGTGGTAGAAGAGGTTGACCGATTGGCAAAAATAGGCGTTGAAAATATGTCGCTAAGAGAAAAGATTGTGTTCACTAAGCTTGCCGAATATAGACAAGAAGAAGGAAGCAAAAAAGAACTAGCCAAAATCGGAGTATCTAGTGAAGTAGTTGACAGTAAAGAATTTAAAGACTTTGCAAGTCAATTTAACCAAAATACTCCAATATCAAAAGTGTACGAATTATATTCAAAAACAAGCGTTGAAAAAGCAAAGCCAGAAAAATTAGGTAGTATGAAAAATGGAAACTCAAAAGAGGAAAAGACCTTTTATTCCCCTGATGATGTAGACAAGCTAACAGAAAAAGAACTCGACGACCCTAAAATTTACGAGGCTGTGCGTAAGTCAATGCTTACATGGTAATAAGAAAGGATGATTTTAAATGGCAACAAATTTTAAACCTATGTTCTGGTCAAAATATTGTCAGACAGAACTTAAAAAAGACCTAGTTCTTTCAAATTGGTGTGATTTTCAATTTGAAGGAGAAATTAAACTTGGAAGTAGATTAAAAATAGTTGGTGCTGTAAGACCTACAGTACAGACTTATGTACCTGGCACAGACCTCACAATTGAGAGCTTGGGAGACAACTCACAGTACCTCGATATCACAAAAGCTGATGCTTTTGCATTCGAGGTTGACGATGTAGACAAGGCACAGTCAATGCCAAACTGCCTTGAGACACAGTTCAATGAAGCAAAGACAGCTCTTGCAGAGAGTGCGGATGCATTTGTTGGCACACAGGCACAATATGCTAACTCTGATATGATGTCTTCATCAACAGACATAAGCGGGCTTACAAGCTTTCTTACTCCAATTAATACTGCACATCAAAAATTGTATGAGAACAGTGTATCACAGAAAACAGAGCTAGCAGCAGACCTTACACCTGAGCACATTATCGGGTTAAGAACTGAACTTGCAGAACTCTTTACTGACAATGTAGAATTTGTCAAGCGTGGTGCTCTTGGCAAGTATGCAAATACATACATTCGCATGAGCAACAATCTTTACAATGATGGCACGGATGATTATGAGATGGTGAGAACAAAGAAAGCTATTGCTTTTGCAGGACAGATTGACAAGTTAGAGACTTGCAGAAAAGAAAAGGGCTTTGCCGATATCATCAAGGGGCTTCATGTATATGGTGCTAAGGTTGTAAGACCTAAAGAGCTATATGTCATTAAGGCTCACTAAGAAAGGGGAAAATAATAATGGCTGTTACTTCACTTACACCTACAAAAGGTGCATTTAACACAATCACAGAATTTGCCTTTACTGCTGCTACAACTGCAGCAGATGGCATAGAGTTTACATTGCCAAAGGCAAGCGATGAGTATGTCACTATCATTGCGACAAACACAAGTGCTGATACCGCATATGATATTACACTTAAGAAGCCTACTGCTGGTTCTTACGCTGCAGCAGGTGCAGATTTAGTACATGAACTTGCTGCAGGTGAGTTCGCTGTAATTCGCATTGAAAGTGCGAGATTTGCAAACACAAACGGCAAAGTTAAACTTGTTCCAGAAAACGCAGCTGTGACGGTTGCTGTTCTCTATTAATTTAGAGAAATATTAAAAGGGAGTACTTCGGTACTCCCTTTCTTATATGGTAGGTTACTCAAACGGAAAGAGGGCGGTTTGCTAAACCGTTAGGGCTTAAAAGCTGAATAGGTTCGACTCCTATACCTATCGCCAAACAATATTTCTGAGGTGAAAACATGGAAAAATTAACTCGCTTAGACAAATATATAATTACTCCAAACGTGTGCTTTTACGGAGGTTTTAGATGGAGTGGAAACGATATATTTTTATGTGAAGACCACGACACGGATATTGACTATGATTTTAAAGTTAAGCAAGAAATAAAAAATGGGATGCTTGTCACGGATTTACAACGTGAATATTCGATAAAAGGCAAAAATATAAAAGAAAACTCTCACATGGAAGTTGAACTTGAAAAAGGTCAACTTCTTGTTTATGTAGAGGGAATAGGCTACACGATGCCCGAACATAAGATGTGCGAAGTTGAAGATGCAATAGAACAGTTTAAAATATTGAGGGGTGATATGAATGACACTTGCGGAAATGAAAAAGAAAGCACTGTCTCTGATTGAAGAGATTGACACAACAAAAACAGATTTAACAAATGACCCTGATATAGCATCTAAAATTAACTATGTCATCAATCAAGTGCAGTATGAGCTTTCAAGAATAAAAAAAATAGCTGCATATAAGGAAATCACGGTAACGGAAAATGAAGTGCTTGATTTTGGGGATATTGACGATGCAAAAGAAATATATCAATTGTCCGTTGTAAAAGGCGTTTCTAACGAGATAAAGGCAAGCGGTACTATTGTTAAGTGCTTAGAAGCTGGCACGGCAGAGATTGAGTATTTTGTATATCCTGCAAGGATAAGCAATGAAACAGCTGACACATATACCTTTGAATTGTCTTCTGATGTATTAGAGTGTATGCCATATGGTGTTGCTGCTGACATTCTAAAAAGCGATGTATCAAACGCATATGGAAATGTATACTCACAAAGATACGAGCAGATGAAGCAACAAATTGATATACGCTATAATACTGGCTCTATAGAAATTGAGGATGGTGTGTAATGATTAGCGGAAGTCTGATAACTAGAAATTATACTAACTTCAGAGGTGTGGACTTCACAGACAATAAAGTTGGAATTGCAAGAAGTCCAGACAGCCTTAATATGTGGAAAGATTACGCAAAGTTAGGGAAATGCATAGAAACAAGACCTGATATAGAATTAGTTGAAAGTTATGACAATTCCGTTTATGGCATCTTTTTCTATAATGTAGGCAGTACAGAAATGATGATAGTACATAGCGGTACAAAACTGTATAAAGTTGTAGCAGGAACAAGAACAGAGTTATTCACAGGCATGAAACCCGCTATTAGTAAGTCTTTCATATTCAATAATATGCTTTATATTAAAGACGGCATAAACTACCTCAAGTTTGACGGTTCAACAATAGGGCAAGTCGAGGGGTATATTCCAACAACAACAATAGGCAGAAGACCAGCAGGCGGTGGAACAAAGTACGAAGATATAAATATGCTCTCTGCTTGGAGAATAAACTCGTTTTTGGCAGACGGACTAAACAAAGAATACTATTTGGATGCGACAGGTATTGACGAAGTAGCTCCAATTGTTACTGTTGACGGAGAAACACTAACATATGAAACAGATTATTTGTACACAAAAGAGTCTGGAAAAATAACTTTCACAGTTGCACCTCCTGCACCTTTAACGTCAGGTCAAGATACTGTAACGATTAAATTTAAAAAAACTATTTCAGGATATGCTGATAGAATTAAAAAATGCACCTTGTTACAAGTATTTGATAATAGGGTGTTTTTTAGTGGCAATCAGGATTACCCTAATGTACTTTGGCATTGTTCTTTGAACGACCCTACATATTGTAGCGATTTGGATTATTACAATGAAGGGATGGACTTGTCACCGATAACTGGACTTGTGGCAGGTAATAACGCCCTTTGGGTGTTCAAAAAGCCATCACAAGCCAATACAACGGTTTTTTACCATAATCCTGTAATAGATAGTGATTACGGAAAGATTTATCCAAGCACACACTCGAGCATATCAACGGGATGCATCGGTGGTGCTGTAAATTTCAATGATGATATAGCGTTCTTTTCTGATAGAGGAATGGAAGCTATTAACGGTGATGTTACAACAGAGCAAATAATTGCTCATAGAAGTTCTATGGTAGACAGGAAGTTGCTATCAGAAACGAGTTATGAAAACATGATACTTGAAGAATGGCAAGGTTATTTACTTGTTATCATTGGTGCAAAAGTATATTTAGCTGATAGCAGAGCAACATTCACAAACGAAAATCACATTGAGTATGAGTGGTTTTATTGGGATTTGTCGGACTCCATTACCTGTACAAAGGTAGACAATGGGATTTTTTATTTAGGCACAGCAAGTGGAATATATTCGCTAACCGACACATCTTCAACAAGAAGTGTTCTCTCGTATTGGTATACTCCGTTTGATGAATATAACTACCCTCAATATCAAAAGACGACAAGCAAACGAGGATGTGTAACAGACGTCATAGGCTCTGTTGTCATATCAGTTAAAGCCGACAAGGATAATATTCCTGAGCTCGTCGCTGAACATTCAGACTCTACAGGGTATGTAGTAAACAGGATAAAGAAGAAAAAGTGGAAAGCAATACAATTAGGGTTTACTTCTCTAACCCCGTTTGAGTTGTATTCGTGCACTTTAGAAGCATATGTAGGTGGATATTTAAAAAGATAGGAGGGCAATAAATGGCAATAGATTATAATGACCCAAGGTTCGCAGCTGTAGAAGCGGGAAAAGCAAATGAGCTTAACAATGTAAACAATACATATAATTCAATGATTAATCAAAGCGACCAATACTACCAGGACCAAATAAACGCTGCTAAAGATTATACTTCTACACAGCAAAAAATACAGCAAGACAACACTAACTTTATCACTGAAAAAATTGGTCAACAAAAAGAACAAGCAGAAAAAGATTACACCAAAGAGCAATCAGGTTCTTATGTTGACTTTCAAAAGCAAACTAACCAATACAGTGCAAATGCTGAGCAAATGGCATCGCAAGGATTAAACACCTCTGGATATAGCGAGTCTTCAAAAGTTAGCATGTATAATCAGTATCAAAACAGAGTGGCAACCGCAAGAGATGTATTCAGCAGAGCAGTGCTTAATTATGACAATTCTATCAAAGAGGCACAGCTCGCTAACAACGCTAAATTGGCAGAGATAGCATATAACGCACTTCAAACACAATTACAGTTATCTTTACAGGGCTTTCAATATAAGAATACTCTGTTACAAACGCAATTACAGCAACAGCAACAAGTTAACAATACATATTATTCAAGATGGCAAGATGTACAATCTCAAATTAACACTGAAAATCAGCTTGCGGAAAGTGTTAGACAATATAATCAAAACTATGCGTTAGAACAGGCAAATATAGCCGCTACAAATTCGGCAACGAGAGCAACAGAACAAGCTAATGCTAACGCTACAATTAATAAGCAGGGGTCAACTCAAAGTGCTCAGATAAAAACAAGTTGGTATAGCGGTGCAATCAATCCAGATGTAAAATATGGAACATTCTCAGTAACAGATAAGAGCGGGGTTAAATATCAGCCTAATAATATCGGAGGCGTAAAGCTTTCAAAAACAGGGGTTACCCTTGACTACAATACTAAAGACCAAAACATATGGACTGCAAAAATAAATGGAGCGACACGTTATTATTATTGGGCAGGCGAAAAGAACAAATATATTGAAATTCCCGCCAAAACTTTCAATTCGATGAAAAAATCAGGTGGAGGCTCAAGATAAGGAGGCTATACGATGGCTGATTTTTATGTGGACAAAGATGGAACAATTAAAAAGAAAAAGAAAAAGCTTCTTGTTGCGGATAGCCCAAACACCGTAAAAAAAGGAACTGAAAGTGCAAAAACCCATGTAAGTAATAAGATATTAAATGGTACGGGGTATCTTATTAAAGAGTTTGGCACAGAAGCATTAGGTGGGCTTTCTGGAATTGGAGAAGCTACGGCAACGGAGCTTCAAAGCAACCTTAAAAAAGGCGAAAATAAATCGATATTAAAAACAGGCATAGACCTTTTTGAATCTATTTTAGAGTGGTCAGACCCAGTTTCAATTGCTTCAAAACTTACAGCGAACTCAGTCAACAGTGCTTATAACGCATTTAAAAAAGACGGCAACATCTTGAATAAAACGGTTGAATTTGCGTTGAACGCTGGCTCTCCTGAAACTCCTATTGGTAAGGCTATTCAAGCAGCGGGAAGCGTTCTTCCTGATAACACAGATACAAAGGTTGAAAAAATAGGCAAAACGATATCGGCACCATACTACAATGCAAGAGAAAGTCTCGACAAGGAAAAAGAAGTGTATGGTAAGCCTTTACAAACTGCTGGCACAGTGGCTGGCGTTGTTGGTAGGATGATACCTACTATTGGAGCAACTCTCGCTACAAAAAGCCCAAATGTTGGACTTGCTACAATGGCGTTTGGAGCAAAAGGCAGTGCGACAACAGAAGCGTTGAATAAAGGTGCAGACCTTGAAACAGCCATAAAGATAGGAAATATTAAAGGCGAAACGGAATATTTAACCGAAATGCTCACAGGTGGTTTTAAAGTATTAGGTAAAGGAACTCTTGACGACTTAGCAGAAAAGGGGATATTAAAACTCGCTAAAAAAGAATTAACACAAAAACTTCTTAAAGAAGGCTACAATATCGGCGGTGAGGTTCTAGAAGAAACTATATCGGATATTGCGGGAACTGCTGTTGATAAAGGCACCGTTGACCCTAACGCAAGCTATGGCATTGATGATTTAAGTGAGACGG